ATATATGATAATAGATGGATTACGAGATGATGAATTTGGATATGGATTAATATTTGGTTCTACATTTGATCCATTTAGTTATCAAGTACCAAATAGATATACTAAAGTTATAATAAAAGGTTTGGATGGAATAGTTAAAGGGGAATCTAGATATACATTAAGATTTACCAGAGATTTTACACTTAGAGATACACTGGATGATGCATTATCCTTAAAAAATATTCATCAAGAATGGAAATTGTTTAGAGAAAAACAATTATATAAAATTGATAAAAGATTATGGGAGCATATAATAGAATCTATAATAGGTAAAAAAACTATTAATGAGGTTGTTAATGATGAAATAATATTGCCATCCTTAGAAAGAGTATTATATGATGATCTTTATAATAAAGATACAAAATATGGATTGGGAGATGAACAAGCATTTACCGATAAAGATTTAGCATTATTTACTATAAATTCAATATTAAATAATTCTAATAAAGAATTTTTTGGTATTGATATTGATTTATTTCGTAATACATTTAATTTTGATACTGAAAACAATATAATAAACACAATGTATGAAATATATAATAGTTTTTCTATTGAAGATGTAAATTATATTTTCTTTGAAATTTTAAGAGATTCTTTTAGTTTAAAACGAGAATATAAAGATATATTTAAAACTTCATGGGTTGCTTTGCAAATTGATCAGAATATTGAAATAGCAAAGAATATTCCATTAGATAAATTAAGATTAGAAATTGGCGGAGATTGTGATTTACCATTAAGTTTAATTCCGGATGAAGAAACATCAACACCATTACCATCTCCTTCTCCAACTCCAACATTAACTGTAACGCCTTCAGTTACTCCAACTGTTACTCCAACTATTTCTGTAACCCCATCTGTAACACCAACTGTTACAGTAACTCCAAGTGTTACACCTACTATGCCAATGACCCCAACAATTACTCCAACTGAAACGATAACCCCAACAGTTACGGAAACTCCAACTATAACTCCAACAATATCTGGATGATATAAATACTTTAGAGAAAATCATGGCCGACACATATCCAAATAAACCGTTTAAAAATTATTATTATGGAGAACAAATTCTTCATTATATTTTACAATTTATGTCTATATTTTCAGGATTACAAGTTTCCATAGGCAAAAATGATTATGAAAGTTCTGAAGATTTAATTTATGTGCCAATTCGATATGGCTCTCGTGATAGAGTTGTGGAATGGATAAAAAGTGGTCAGACTACAAATAAACCACTTCGATTACCTATAATGGGGGCAAAGGTAATGGGAGTTGATTTAGCACCAGAATTAAGAAAAGGTATGGGACAAGAAAGTGCCAGATCATATTTACCGCGTGGGGGAGCATTACCAAATGATATAAAGGTAATAAGACAAATGCAACCGAATCCATGCCGACTTAATATGGAATTAACCGTATTAACAAGTAATACAAAAAATCGTTTTGAAATATTGGAGCAAATATTATTATTATTTGATCCTGATATTCAAATATTTACATCAGATGACTTTAATGACAGTTATAAAATAAGTAGGGTTGAATTAATAACCAGTTCATTTGAAGATGAATATCCTATAGGAACTGGAAATCCAATAAATACTGATACTTTTAATTTCACTGTATATGCAGCATTTAGACCTCCAATTGATATGAAAGAATCATATGTTAAATCTATACGAATAAGATTAGATGCAATATCCAATCTTCCGGTTGATGAAGCGGTTGTTGAATTAAATAATATAGGAACAATAGGAGATATATTATTTGATATTGATGATTTGGATATACCAGAAAATTAAAACACTAAATATATTACATATGGAGATATAAAATGGAATCAAAAGATTATTTACGACAAGTTATCGATCATACAGTTAATGGTGATACGGAAGCTGCTAATGCGGCATTTAAACAATTTATAGTACCAAAAACTATAGAAGTGTTAGGAATTAAAAAAAATACAACACCGGAAGAAATTACTACCCCTGATGAGAGTGTAACTGATATTCCGGTAACGGATAAAAAATAATTTTTTTTAAAAAATTGAATAGTTTTTACATACTCTATAAATAGTTACTAAAGAATATTATATTTTTTTTAGGTATTTTATAGGAGTAAAAATTATGCCTAGTTTGATCAGCCCAAATGTTTCGGTTACAATTATAGACGAAAGTTTCTATATTCCGGGAAGAGCTACCACAGTACCTCTAATTTTTATAGCTACTGCGGATAGAAAATTACAATCAGATGGAGTATCTCCCGCTATAGGAACATATGAATATGGTGTAGTTAGAGAAATTACTTCTATTAGACAAAGTTTAGAATTATATGGCGTTCCTAAATTTTTAACGAGTGTTAGTGGGGAACCACATCATGGTGATGCAAGAAATGAATATGGACTTGATGCATTAAATAAGTTTTTAGAAATTGGTAACCGGGCATATGTTATACGGGCAAACGTTAATCTTAATGATGAATATGTTGATGTAAAAGCACAATGGACTGAGCAAGTAGCTGATTCTGCTGATTATTTAAATCAATTAGTAGGTGAATATATAGAGGAATATAATGTAGCTAATAATTTAATTCCTGCTGATACAGGATATAAAGAAACAGTTACTGCAACTGAATTAAAAACATTAATAAACACTGCATTTACGGATGTATTGAATTCATATTCTTTTAGTAGTAGAGAATTTGAAGAAGGATTTATTCAAGATCATACTATAGATCATCCGGGATATCAAGAAGTGACATTTGATACATCTCGTGGATTTATTCAAACTACAGATGTGACTGGTGTAGAAAATGATACTACATTATATGGGGCTGATGTTGAAATTGTTTCTGGAGTGGGTACCGTAGTATATAATTTATATTTTCAAGGATCAACAATACAAACTTTTGGAGCATTATTAACTCAAATAAATTCTATTATAGATACAGAAGGAACAGCAGAATTAATAGCTGGTAAATTAAGAATAACTAGCTCATTAGATGGAGTTACTTCATCTGTAGAAATTTTAAGCGACGGACCAAGTGGATTTTTAGCACTTTTCTCGAATCTAAATTTGTTTGTGAAAATAGATGACCCAGTTGCTGGTAAAGGAATTAACCCATTAGTAATTTATAATGATGCATTTGATACCGCTATAGATACATATGACGGATTAGATGCCCTTATTGATGCATGGGTTTCTGGTTCTGTTACAAATGACGAATTTACTGCGGATGAGGCAGAAGGATTAACTATAGCAGCCGCAGCAGATTATGATAATACAAAAGAATTTAAGAATTTTACTTCTCTTGGAGCAAATGATTCCGCAAGACGAGTAGAAATTATAGAAAGGGTCCAAGAAGCTATTAATAATCCAAATTCTGGAATTCGAGGAGAAAATTATGTATATAATATAGTAGCTGCTCCCGGATATCCAGAAGCTACCGATGAATTAGTAAGATTATCACAAGATGTATATGAAGAAGTGTTTGTAATTGGTGAAACACCATTTGATAAACCTCCAATTGGTCCTAATAGCATTGTTCTATGGGCTACTACATCAAGTAAAACAAGTTCATATCATGTTGCATATTATTTTGGACATGGAATATCATCTAATATAGATGGTGTTGATATTATGACTTCCGCAGCATCTACTGCCCTAAGAGTATATGCATATAGTGATTTGGTGGGAGAAAGCTGGTTTGCACCAGCGGGAACGACAAGAGGAGTATGTCCTCATTTAACCAGTGTTGGATATGTTACTGGAGCATTAGGCGGACCTACCACATTTGTTGAAGATTTCTTGGATGATGGTACTCGTGATTCTTTATATGAAGAACCTAAGAATATTAATCCTATAGCATTTAAGGCTGGTAGAGGTATATTGGTATTAGGTCAAAAAACAACCTCACCAAATATATCAGCATTGGATCGTGTTAATGTATCTCGTTTAGCTAAATTTATTAAACGAGAATTAAGAAAAACATTATTTCAATACTTATTTGAACCAAATGATGAATTCACTCGTGATAATGTAAAAGCAACAACTGATAGTTTCTTGATAACATTAATTGACAGACGTGGATTATATGATTTCGCCACTCTTTGTGATGAATCTAATAATACTCCTGATCGTATTGATAGAAATGAATTATGGATAGACATCGCAATTAAGCCAGTGCGCAGCGTGGAATATATTTACGTTCCTATACGAATCGTTGCTACTGGTGCCGATATCGGTGGACGCGAAACGTAATATAATAGTAATAAAATCAATAACTTAAAGCCCTATTAATTATTAGGGCTTTATTTTTTCATATTGTAAATAATACTTGACAATCTATTAATTTTATATTAACATCTATCCATTAAGATAGTAAATATTACTTGACAATTCATTAATTTTATATTATCATCCATCCATTAAATTAATAAATATTAAAGGATAATAGAAATGATAGTATGTAAAATATGTAATAAACAGTTCAAATCCATTATAACAAATAGTCATCTAAAAACTCATGAACTAACAACAGATGATTATAAATTACAATATGGAATAGATTCTTTATCTTCAGAAGAATTTAGAATAGAAAAAAGTAAATCCGTATCAGGCGAAAATAATCCTATGTTTGGTAATAGACATACAGAGGAAGCTAAAAATTTAATATCTGAAAAGAAAAAGGGTAGAGTCACTAGAACTGGACCTATTACTGGACAGGCGTTAAATAATCTTAGAGAAGGAATTAAAAGAAGAGAAGAAAAATATAATAGTGGTGAAATGAACAGAGCTAAGAGATTACCAACATCCAATGAAACTAAAATTAAAATTTCTAAAAGTATTAAAAAATATGCTGCGGAAAATTATGAAGAATTATCAAATAGAGGAAGAAAAGCATATATTACAAAGGTAAATAATGGAACTTATAAAAACTTTTTGCCACCATGGGAAGAATTATCAGAAGATCAAAAAAATAGAATGCTTTCTGGGTTAAAAAAATATAATGAATTTAAAACACAACGCTCACATGATAGATGTGTTGAAAAAATAAATGAACTTAATTTAATTTTATTAAATAATATTTCTGAAAATAGTTTAAAATTACAATGTAATATATGTAAAACCATTTTTAACTTTACTCGACAAGTGTTCACTGAGTCTAAATTTAATACAGAACTATGTCCGGGATGTTTTCCAAGAGATATTATACGATCTAAAGCAGAAGAAGAAATTTATTCATTTGTAAAAACTATTATACCTAATGTAATTTCTAATGATAGAACTGTAATTAATCCATTAGAAATTGATATTTTTATTCCGGAATTAAAAATTGGATTTGAATATTCTGGATTATATTGGCATTCGGAATCAGGTAATTTGAAAGCAAATAGAGTAAAAGATTTTGATAATTATAAACAAAAATTAGCTAAAGATAAAGGTATTCAATTATATATAATTTTTGAAGATGAATGGGAAAATAAACGAGAAATTGTTAAAAGTAGAATATGTAATATTTTAAATGTTAGTAATAAGAAAATATATGCAAGAGACTGTAATTTAAAATCTATATCAAGTAAAGAAGCTAATGTTTTTTTACAAGAAAATCATTTACAGGGCGGTGGAAGAAGCAATGCTCGATATGGTTTATATTATAATGATAAATTAATATCCGTTATGACATTTTCTAATAATAATATTAGTCGGAAAATAAATAATTGGGAAATTAATAGATTTTGCAGTAAACTTGATCATACTATTGTCGGTGGTGCTTCAAAATTATTTAAACGATTTTTAACGGATTATAATCCAAAAGAAGTTATAAGTTACGCGGATTCCAGATGGAGTAATGGAGATTTATATAAAATATTAGGATTTAATTTTGTTCATAAAACGCATTCAAATTATTGGTATTTTAGACCAAATGAATTAATTAGAAAACACCGATACGGTTTTAGAAAAAATAAAAATGATAATCCAAATTTAACAGAATATGAAAATAGATTAAATGAAGGATATTTGCGTATTTGGGATTGTGGGTCTACAAAATGGTGTTATAACAATATAAATTAAATTATTTTATTGAATTTAAAAATTGTTTATATTTTCTTAAATAATATGCATCTGTTGCTATAATTTTTTCACCTTCCGGAAATCTGCTTTTAATTACATA